CTCGTCCTCCATCACAAGCTGTATCCCGGCAACGGCAAAGGGGAATCCACGGTAACAGCGGGTAATTCCCAACGGTCTGAGCGCACAGAAAATCTTTTGATCCTTCATGAGAGTACCCCCCTTAAGTTATTTGGAAATATTTTCCAATCTAAGCGTACTCCACAAAACGATAATTTTCGCGTTTTTCGATCAAAATGAACTATCCTCGACGCTTTTCACCGTTTTCCTGTGAAATTCGCAGGATTCCGGCGTGCAAATCTAGCTCCCTTTCTTTGCAGCCAGAGCATCATATCCGCCATTTCTGGTCAACTCCACCACGACAGTCGCGTTCACAACACAAAGGGCCGTGCTCCCCACCGTCGTCTGCCTCGTGAAGATGTTTGCCACGATCAGCGCTACGACGTAACCGACCAGCCGGGTGGGAAGTCTGTCGACGGGGCCGCTCCCCTTAATCAGCTGGGTTATGAGCGCCCGTAGCCATGGTGGCTCCAACACAGGTGAATCGTAGACCCATTTAAGCGTACCGGATTCAGAAATTTCAATATACCCTGCCAGCCAATCGTCTTTGAGTGGCGTAATCTTACATTTACCGTCAGCCTTGAAACGCTGACCGTCTGGGTTAGGGTGCCGTGCTACTCCACCCGGAGGCGGAGAGCGTATAGCTTAGGGTCACGGTCTTTGTCGCCTTTCCGGGAAGGGCAGCATTCGCCGCTGCCGTAGCGTCTGCGTTGGCTTTCATTTGAGTGTCGATTGTGGTAGTGTTTTCGTTCAATACGTCGATGTTGTAATAATCCCGTCTCTGCCGGCAAGGCGAGGCTGTAATTGGTCGTCTGCTTACAGTGAAGCGAATCTGCGCATGGGTGTAAGCCGTCAACTGTCCGCGGGTATATGCACCCACCTGCGCGCGCGTCGCATAGTGGAACTAATACTGTATCCCCAGATGCGCCGGCTTGATCTCCTCAAAAGCTGCCTTGAGATCGTCCAGATTGGGAGGTTTCCCTTTTGTCCCCACAAAATCCACGACAAAGTAATACTGGTCGTTGTGCTCAATCACCTGAACCTCGCCGTTTGCGTAGCTGGCCGCAACATTGGCCAGCATTTCCGCCGCCCGTGCCCCCATGCCGAGGCTGGAAAGAATGGTTCCCCGTTCGGAGGCCTTGGCCGCAGCGAATACCGTCTTTTCCGGCTGATAGGCATAGCTCCCGTTCTGCGCCGAAAGCGTCAGCAGCGTGACCCGTTCTCTGAGTTCTCCCGCCTGCATGGCCGCCTCCTTACACCAGGTTGACCGAGTGCAGGTCCAGGATCGAGGTCACTGTTTTGTTGACGTTGGCCTTGTCCACGGTCATGCTCCGGTTGTCGTACAGATCGGCGCACAGCACCAGAGCGGCGACGGCCAGGCTTTCGTGCTGGTCCGCCGCCTCCTCCGTCAGGCCCGTATAGGTCAGGACGTAGTCCCGCGCCGCCGCCAGCATGGCGCCGGTGCTCAGCCCCTCCGTTTCGTCCGGCAGCCGGGCGAATTCCGTCACGTCCTGCCAGGTGATCTCACTGAGCTTCATGGTTATGCGGACTTCATGGCCAGCACGGCCAGCTTCTGGTTGTCGGTGACCTTGCTGTCAAACTCAAACCAGCTGACGACGCCGACCGCGTGCTGCGTCGCGTATTTTTCCCGGAGCACCTCGATGGAGATGTTCTCCCGGAAGTTGACCGACAGGCCGGAATAATCGCCGTAGAGCACGGCCTTGCTGCCGGCGGCAATGGCGGGCATATTGTCGGAAAGATAGACGGGCTTTCCAAGGACGCGGTACGGGAAGTCTCCGGAGTAATCGTCCTGCAGCAGGTAGCGGTTGTTGCCGTCCTTGAGCTTTTTGATGGCGACGAAGGTGTCCGGGTGCATGGTCCAGCAGGCGTTGGCCTGATACACCTGTTTGACGCTGGCCTGCAGGGCGATCAGCTCGTCCGCGGTGACGGCCGTGGCAGAGGCGGCAGTCAGGCTGGTGGTGGTGTTCAGCGCGCCCTGAGCGGCAGAAGAGCCGGTCCCGGCGAGCAGCTGGCCCTCGATCCAGGCGGCGATCTCCTCCGCCATCTGATTGACGATAAAATCCGTCACCGGGAAGGCGGCGTTGGTGATGACCGACCTGCCGATCAGGGTCAGCGCGCCGGCCAGATAGCCGGAAAGGTCCACGCTGGTAAACCTGCCGGAATCGGCGGTAATTTCGGTGAATTCGGACTGATAGCCAACCGTAATGTTGTGCGTCGTGTTGGCCTTGCCCCACACGGGTACCTTCAGCGTGCCGGGCACGTTGTAGCGGGTGGCGCCGGCCAGAATGGGGCAGCGGTCGGAAACCGCCTTGATGATGCGGCTGGCGATGCTGACCGGGATAATGGCGCCGTTATTTGCCATGGTCATGTTCTGCTCGCCGGTGCGCAGCTCCATGCTGCGGCCGCAGATGTAGTCGGAAAACGCCCTGGAATCCGCCTCGGCGCGCTCCTCCGCGCTTCCGGCCGGCGCAGAGGGTTCCAGCCTGCGGGCCCGCTCCTCCCGTTCAAGGGTTTCGTCAATGGCCCTGATCTCCGCTTCCATCTCGTCAAACTGAGCGATTTCTTCTGCGGTCATGGCGCGGTTTTCGGTCTCCGCGGCGGCAGTGATGGCCTGCATCTGCGCATGCAGCTCCGCCCGGCGTTCCACAATAGCTTTGAGATTGGTCATGTTTTATTCATTCCTTATTTTTTGAGTTTTTCAAGCCGTTCCTTGTAGGGGGAAAGATCAAACTTCTCCGGCTCCATCCTGACCCTGGGCGCAAATTCCGCCGCCCGGCATTCGATCTGTACCTCCTCTTGTGCCCGCAGCTCCACGCTGGTGGCGGAATAGACGGGGTTTTTGTGGACCACCAGCGTCACGTGGTCCAGGTCAAGATCCTTTATCCTGCGAAGCGGCAGGCCGTCCGCCCTCGGCTCCAGCTCGTCCTTGACGTTGTACATGCCGAAGGACCAGCCGCGGATGCAGCCCTTCTTCGCCAGCTCGATCAGCGTCTCGTCCCTGATCAGCACATTGGCGTGCAGGCCGATGCTGTCCTCGTACAGCTCAAGCGTGCCGTCGCCGGTGCTGGCGTAGGCGCGGGACTGGTCGTGGTCCACCGTGACGGCGATGTTCCCCGCCCGCGAAAGCGCCCGCTCAAAGGCCCTGGGCTCGATCTCCTCGATCACCCTGCCGTGGGGCGTGATGACCGGCCGGGACTTCTTTTCCGTGACGTTAACGTAGCCCGTGATGTGCGCCCCGTCCGCCCTGATCTCAATTTCCATCCTTTCACCTCCTTTCCATAGCTTAAAAAAGGGCATGCAAAAAGCGCCTTACCTGCGTAAAGCGCTTTTCATTCTGTTGGGTTCCTATTTCTTCGCGTTGGGGTTCGGCCAATGCTCAAAAAGTGTTTCGCCTGCCGCCCATGCTTTTCGGGCGGCATTTACGCTCCATTTCTCGTTTGGACCGCTACTTTCATCTGGATAGTCTAATGCAGTATCATCATTCTCCCATCCGCATACTTCACAAATATCGAAGTCTCCTTCTTCTTCAAAAGCTATATTTCCGCAAATCGGGCATGGAATTTTTTTATCGTTTTCTTTTTCCATGTTTTTCCACTTTCTCCTCCCAATCTTTCTCTTTCTTGTCCGGCTTATAGTAGGTCGATACATTTCCGCTCGGATTTACGACGCCGAATTCGTTGGTGCGGTAATTGTACCGGTACCGCTTGCCGTTTTCCAGCAGCATGTCTTCCATGTCTTCCCCGAGCGGCTGCGACAGAAACTCGATTGCCTTGCGCTGGTATTCCCGTTCGCTCTTCGCCCCGACGTTTTTCATATGACCTTTAATGTGGGCATCTCTTTTACCCTTTCCTTCAAATCCGCCGACCTCGGTCCGGGTGGTATTTCCCGCCGACCCTACAGTGAGGTTTTCATAATCGTCCGGGTCATACGTCCGCTGCTTTTTCTTTCCGTCCGGCAGGTTTACCGTATTGTCTCCAGCTCCGCCGCTTTTTGCTGCGGCCCCGCCTCCGCCGCCTCTGTCCGGTGCGCGGTATGGACCGCCCGGGCCGGAGGTGAACCTGCCGTCCGGCCCGTGGTTGGGATTGCCCCCGGCTCTTGGCTCTATTGTACCATCCCCGTCCTCCGGCGGCAACGGCGAAAGGGCGCTTTCCTCCATGCTTCCCGTCTGGTTGGTGTTGGGCGTATAGATCCGTTTGGTTTTCGGGTCGTAGAGGACGTCCTGCAGGCCCAGCTTGATCCAGTTGAGGCCCAGCGGCTCCAGATCCTCGGCGTAGCGCACCTCGTCGATCTGCATGAAATTGGCGTCCAGCGCCGTCTTGTAGGCGGCGAAGCGGGAGGCCATGTCGCCCCGCAGCAGCTCCTTGGTGTCAAAGGCCCAGTACAGCCTTCCCTTTTCCTTTTCCAGCAGCAGATCCCGGTTCAGGGCGCACTGGATCGTGACCATCAGCGGAATGGCCGCCAGCCGGGCGAGGCTCGCCGTGTCCGCCTCCGCCGCTTTTCCCTCCATGACCTCCGGCGCAATGTGGAAGATCCTGGCAAACTCCCGGGCGTTGGTCTGCTTGCTTTCGTTGAGCTGCATTTCAACGCTGGTGTTCGACGATTCCTGAAACCTCACGCCGTTGTTGAGGACGATGGCGTTTTCCGTCCCGGAGGAATACAGCCGGTTGAAGCCCTCCCGCAGGGCCTGAAGCTCCTGCTCGCCCAGCTTTCGCTCGGACTGGAGGAAGCCCTTTTTGTTGCCGCCCTTTTTGATCTGGTACCCTTCAAAAACCAGCGTCTGCCAGGCCACCTCGATCAGCTTCGCGCTCTCGACCGTGATGGGCACGCCCGTCGCGCCGTCGCGGGTGTTGCGCAGGATCCTGAAAAAGTCAAAGGGCCGGTAGCTCCTTCCGTCTACGCAGATGGCAAAGTCCTTGAAGATCGCGTCGTTGTTTTTGACGATTGAGATGCGCGCTTCGTCCACGTAATGCAGGGATCTGATCTTTCCCCGCTCCTTGTGGATGTAAGCGTATCCGCCCTTTCCGGTGTAATAGTCCCGGATCATAGCCCGCCAGAACTCGTTGGCGTTGAGGGTATCTCCGGTCTCGTCGTTGAGCAGCTTCAGACGGGGATCGTCCTTGATTTCCTCCGCCTTCCCGTTTTCGTCCCGGTACAGCCTGATGGGCGTTCCGGCCACGATGCCGGCGATCAGGTCGATCCCGCCGCTGACTGTGGGCACCTGCAGGGCCATTTCCCTTGTGACCTGACTGCCTCCGAGGATCGCGGAAAGGAGCTGGCCGTCAAGCTGCACCTCTCCTTCGGCGCGCCGTTCCCTCCGCCTTGAAAAAAGTCCCATGTCTTCTCCCTCGTCTTTGTTTTTTACATCTGGATCACAAAACCGCCGCTGAGCTGCTCCTGCTGAAGCAAAAAAGCGGCGTTGAGCAGCGCCGCCACCATGTCGATCTTGCCGTTTGACCGCTTTTTGTTGACAAAGCGGTTCAGATTGGTGTCGTAGGTACATTTGCAGCTTGCAAAATTGATTTCCAGCAGCCGATTGGGCTCATAATGGAATTTTCCCCGGCCGATCACCTCAGCAAGCCACTTGGTCGCCGGATGCAGGACGCTGGAATGCTGCCTGACGATCGTGCAGGGCAGGCCGCCCTCCTCCAGCTTCTGCGCGGTGGAGATGGCGTTGTACCGGTCAAAGCCAACGCCCAGCACCGTCACGCCGAAGCGTTCCTCGATCCCCAGCGCCATCTCCTCGATAAACCCATAGCTGACGATCCCGTCGCCGCAGGCAAAGCACTTGCCCTCCCGGATAAAATCCCGGTAATCCAGCTTTTCCGCCCGGTTCTTTTCCAGCATGCGATCCTCCGGGATAAAGGCCCACACGTCGCAGAGGATCCCTTCGCCGCCGTCGCCGGCTACCATGGCCAGGGCGCAGTTGTCGTTCGTCATGGCCAGGTCAAGGCCCAGATAGACCTCGCGGCCCGTCCAGTCGATGTGCTCCACTCTGCCGCGCCGCACGTCCTCCACCGACACGTAGGCTTCCGTCCCCGCGCCCTGATAGAGGATGTTGCAGTGCTTGCACAGGAAATTCTCCCGCGCCGATTCCATGGAGATGGCCTTTTGCCGCTTTTTGAGCAGGTCCTCCCAGATCTCCGGCGTCTCCAGCGCCAGAGGATTGGCGTGCATCAGGATGCGGTCGTCGGTCATCCAGTCTTTGGTGTTGTCCGGCTCATACAGCAGCGCGAAAAGCGTTTCGTCCCCGTCCAGGCCGTCCAGCACCCGTTTGGCGTAGGCCACCTGGTCCTCAAAGGGATTGTTGAGCTTTGGGTATCTGGTGGAGATGATGCAGCCCAGCTTGTTTTTGATGGTCAGCTGACCGGACTGCATGGCCTCGATGGCGTAGCTGTTGGGCAGCGCGCCCACCTCGTCCACCAGAAAAACAGACGGCAGCTTGCCGTCGAGCTTGTCGTTGGAGTAGTTGAGCGGAATATACTCCGATTCCGTCAGCTTGCAGCGGACCATGTCCCGCAGGATGCGGAATTTTTCCCTGAGGGCCGGCGAGGAGCTGATGATTTCCCGCAGGGCCTCCTTCAGCTCCCGGGACAGCTTTCCGTCCGGCGCCACCGAAAAGAATCGGGAGAACTTCGGCTCCGTCAGCATCAGGAGAACGAAAAACACCGCGATGTCAAAGGTCTTGGCGTTTTTTCGGGCGATCTCCAGCAGAACCGTGGTGTACCTGCGCTTTTCGGGCGCCGCCCGGTGCACGACGCACAGGCTTGCCACCCACAGCAGCCACTGATAGCCTGCCGCCGCCTCCCTGACCGTCTGCCCGGCCCTGAGGGATTTGGGCGGCATCTGCATCAGGCCGGTCAGCCCGTCGATCAGCCGCAGGCGCTCTTCGTCGATCCCCCACCGTTCGCTTTTTCCCTCCGCCACTTTGGCAAAATCCGCGCATTGCAGCCGGACGTATCTGGGCGCTTCGATTTTCCCCGCTGCCGCAGCCGCCGCGTAGCGATAGGCCGGATGCTCCAGGATCAT